CCTCACCGTCGCCCTGGTCGCCGGCCGCGTGCACGACGACTCCACCCGCGACCAGCTATCCACCTGGCTCGCCGGCACCGGCGACACCTCGGTCAAGGCCGGCCTCGAGGCAGACGAGGGCAACTACACCGCGTTCGACTCCATCCACGTCGCCGGCGTGGAGTTCGACACCACCACCATCGGCAGTAACACCCACATGGTCGCGCTAGTTGAGGTCCGGATCGCAGGCCAGGGCGGCCAGTGAGGGGAGCAAAGATATGGCCCGCGTACACAGCAAACACACGTACGCATCGTTGGCGGGAAATGACCTGTCGCAGTACCTGAATGATTCAGACTGGACACGATCAACCGACATTCGGAAACTCACCACCTACGGCAATAACAACGAGGTTTATGCCGGTGGTCTCGGCGACGGGTCAACCGACCTGTCGGGCACCTACGACAACACTGCCGTCACCGGACCCCGGGCGGTGATCGAGCCGTTGATCGGCACTAATGCCGTTTTCGTGTATCGCCCCGAGGGGACCGGCACCGGCCTGCCGGAAAGATCGGTTGATGTCGTCGTGGGCGAGTATAAAGAGACGCATCCGGTCGCCGACTACGTGATGTGGACCTGCAAATTGCAGCATTCCGGCGACGTCACCCACTCCACCCAGGCGTGACGGGAGAGACCATGGCACATCTGACCCGCGACGAGATCCTTGCCCGCAAGACCGGCAAGGGCATCGCTACCCTTCCCGACGGTTCCACGGTCGGCATCCGGTCACTGACCCGGAACGAGATTTTGGTCTCCAATGACAAGGCGACGTTGACCGACAGGGATAACTTCATCATCGCTACGGGCATGACCTCCCCGCGGATGACAGAAGAAGACGTGGCGGCCTGGGGCGCGTCCGGCGACGCCGGGGACCTCGTTGCCGTTTCCGAGCAGATCGCCAAGCTGTCTGGGCTGCTCAGCGGGGCGGATAAAGAGGCGATGCAGACCTTTCGAGACGGATCCAACGACTGAGTTTGAGTTCTTCCTAGCCGCGCAGCTAGGCAGAACGGTTGCCGAGCTGCGCGAGCAGATGAGCAACTACGAATTTGTGCAATGGGCCGTTTACTACGCCCGTAAAGCGCAGCGAGAAGAGTTGGGACGGCTGAAAGCGGAAGGGGGCAGATGAATGATTGACCCGATCAAAATCGACGGTTTGGCGGCGTTTACCCGCAACCTCCGCAAGCTCGACAGCGACCTGCCGAAGACTCTCCGCGTGGCCATGAACGACGCCGCCCAGGTGGTCGTGGACTGGGCGCGTCCTCGCGTGTCGCGCCGGTCCGGACGGGCAGCTCGGTCCCTGCGGGTCGCCTCAACCGGCCGGGCAGTTCGGGTGCGTGCCGGAGGGGCGCGGGTGCCCTACTACCCGTGGCTGGACTTCGGCGGACGGGTCGGTCGTGGCCGGTCGGTATCGCGGCCGTATCGCAAGCAGGGCCGCTATCTGTGGGCCGGGTACGCCGCGAAAAGTGACGAAGTGCGGCGGAGAACCGAACGGGCGCTACTGGACGCCGCGAAATCTGCTGGGGTGGAGGTCGACTGATGGCCGGCAACACGGTCACGATGACCTTCGCGGGCGATTCGGCGCAGCTCGAATCCGCATTCGACCGGGTTGGTTCCGCCGCCCGGTCAATGGACCGTGATGTCCGCGCATCGGCTGACGGGTTCGACCGTGTCGGCCAGGCCGCCGATGACGTCGACACCCGTGCGATGGGTTTCCGGGACACGCTAACGGGTGTTCAGGACGGTATGGAGGGGGTCAAGGTAGCCCAGGACGGCATTGGATTTGAAGCCCTACTGCTGATGGGTTTCGCCATCGGTGATTTGGCCAGCGGTTTGTACAATTTCTTGATCCCAGCCATGAAATCCGGCGTGCGCTGGCTACGGGCAACGCGGGTCGGAACCCTCGCCGCAGCAGCAGCACAAAAGGGCGCCGCAGTCGGTTCGAAAGCGTGGGCGGGTGCTACCTGGCTACTCAACACCGCCCTATTGGCGAATCCTATCGGTCTAGTCATTGCCGCGATTGTTGCCCTGGTCGCCGTGGTGGTACTGATAGCGACGAAAACCACGTGGTTTCAGGATCTGTGGCGGGCGGTATGGGGCAAAATTGGTGACCCGGTTGAGGCCGGATGGGCGGCCGTGAAACGGTTCTCCAGCAGCGCGTCCGGCTGGATTACTGGCCTTCCCAGGAAGATTGGCAATGCGTTTTCTCGCGTCGGTAGTCTTATTTCTGCCCCGTTCCGGGCTGGGTTTAACGCTGTTTCGCGGGCCTGGAATCGCACGGTGGGGCGGTTGTCGTTCTCGCTGCCGGGCGTCGGCAGTATCAGCGCGCCGAGGCTGCCCACTTACCACACCGGCGGTGTGGTACCCGGCAGCCCCGGACAGCAGGTGCCGATCATGGCCCTGGCGGGCGAGGAGGTGAGACCGCCGGGCCGGTCCGGCGGGGGTGTGGTCACACTCGTGATCGACTCTGCTGGGGCGCGGCTGGATGACCTGCTGGTAGAGGTGCTGCGCCTGGCGATCGGTGTGCGGGGCGGAAACGTGCAGCTCGTTCTCGGCGGTGAGGTATGAGCGCCCCCGCTCGGTTCGAGTTCCGGGTGGAGATCCATCTCGGGGCGTTGGGGTGGGTGGACATCACCGCGGATGTGCGGGGCTCGGTAAAGATCACACGGGGACGGACCGCCGAGGGTCGCCGCGTCGACCGGGGTACCGCTTCGATGCGGCTGGACAACAGCAGCGGTAGCTACTCGCCACGGCGGCCGACCGGTGCCTACTACGGCGTGATTGGCCGCAACACTCCGCTGCGGGTATCCGCTGGCCTCGCCGGTGGAACCCTTCACGACCGGTTCTATGGGGAGGTGTCGTCGTGGCCGCCGCAGTGGTCGGTGACCGGGGTTGACCGGTATGTCGACATCACTGCGTCGGGGGTCCTGCGTCGCCTCGGGCAGGGAGCCTCGCCGCTCAGGTCCCCTCTGCATCGGGCGATCACCGGGACCGGTCCGGTGTCGTACTGGCCGGTTGAGGACGGCTCCGGTTCCACCCAGGCCGCGTCTGGGCTGCCTGGTGGCACCCCACTGACCGCGACGGGTGAGATCGCCTGGGCATCTGTGACATCGCCGGGTTCGTCACCCCTGCCGGACTGGTCGCGGGACGCCGGTGGTCTGACCGGTCCGGTCACCGGCGTCACGGATGGTGACGATTGGGCTATCCGGGTCCTGGTCCAGTTCGGCACCGGGGCGACCTGGGACGTGCTGGTGGCAGCGGTGACCGGCGACAGCATCTACGACGAGCTGCGGATAGAGCTGTCGGCGTCGTCCGTGCTGGTGGCAGCGGTGGCCTACGGGCCCGATTCATCTAGCCTTACCTATATTCTCACTGACTTTACCGACTACAGCGACGAGCTGCCGCATTGGCTTGAGGTGGGGGCGGCCGACGCCGGCGGCGGAACCGTCACCTACACGCTGCGGATTGACGGTGCCCTCCGGAGCTCCACCACCACGGCCGGATCACCGGGTGTGCCGCACCGTCTACATATCGGCCCACGGACGGATGGCACGGCCGCGCTGGGCCACATCGGTGTGTGGCGGGCCCCATCCACGGATACCTGGACAACCGTCGCTCCGGCCGTCACGGGACACGCTGGCGAGACGGCTGGCCGGCGAATCGAGCGGCTGTGCCACGAGGAAGGCACCACCTGTCACATCGTGGGCGACCCCGACGACACCGTGACGATGGGCGCGCAACCCACGGGCACGCTGCTAGAGCTAATCAGGCAGTGCGAGGACGTTGACCAGGGCATCCTCTACGAGCCGCGTGAGGTGCTGGGGCTGGCCTATCGAACCGTGCGGTCCCGATACAACCAGCCCGTCACCCTCGCGTTGACCTTTGGCGCGGACGGGGAGGTAGCGCCGCCGCTGGAGCCCGTCGACGACGACCGGCACGTCCGCAACGACGTTACTGCCTCACGGTCCGGCGGGTCGTCATACCGGGCCGAGGTGACGTCGGGTCCGCTGTCCACGGCGGCGCCGCCGGATGGTGTCGGCCGCTACGACCACCGAGTGACCGTCAACGTCCCCTCCGACTCCCACCTCGCCGACCAGGCGTCATGGCGCACCCACCTCGGCACATGGGATGAGGCCCGCTACCCCACCATCCGCGTCGACCTGGCCGCCCTCAGCCATGCGGGCAAACCCACGCTGATCACCGCCGCCGCCGCAGTGGACGTCGGGGACCGGCTGACCAT